GCAGGCCGTGGGCACGGCGCCAGCGGGAGGTATCGGACCAAGCTGCGGGGAAGAACTGGCACAGGCCACGCTCGCCCAATCTGCCGATGGCCCTGGGGTTGCCGGCGGACTCGACCTGAATGATGGCCTCAACCTGGGCGGGAGTAATCGCGGGCAGGCAGGTGGCCGACGCGAGCAGGAAGAGCAGGGGCTTCACGACTGGCAAGTCGGGTGAAGGGTGCCAGTGAAGAGCTCGCCGTCCTTGTCGCGGTAAGACCACTTGAGCAGCGCACGGCCGGAGGGAGACAGGTGGGCGTAGATGTCCACGTCGGTGCACCCGAAGAAGACCAGCATCTGCTCGGCCTCACTAGCCTGCTGGGCCACCTGCTCGTTGGCGTACTTCGGGGTCCAGTCGCCCTGCAGGACGCGGTCCCGGGCGTAGCCGATGCCGACGCTAAGGGTCTGGACTTCAAAAGAGGGGTTGCCTAGGTTGCTCATATTAGAACTTCGGGTTGTCGATGATCTCGAGCAGGCCAGGGCCGTCGGCGAGGGCGAGGATGTAGGCCGCCAGCGCGAGGCCGGCGAGGAGGGCGAGGATGAGCTTCATGGCTTGTTGTTGGGTTGGGAGATTAGAGGGAGCCGGCCACGCCGAGCGCGGCCCGCAGGGTGCTGGTCTGCTCCTTGTTGATGCGCTTGCCCTTGATGAGCTGCAGGGCGGCGTGGTAGGCCACGCAGGCGATGATGTGGGAGTCGTTGGCGTCCTCAAGGTCCTCGCAAAAGGACTCCTTGTCGGTGTAGAGGCCGGCGTTGCGCTTGGCTTCGACTTGGTGGAGGTTGCGGACCTGTTCTTCGACGATGGCCGCGAGGGCGAGGAGCACGCTGGGCTTTTCGACGATGGTGACGAGCTGGGCTTGGTTGGTCATGGCTTGGTTGGTGGGTACGGGGATGAGTAGGCAACACCTTTGCCAAGGTTGCAAGGCAAAAAGATTGGAAAGGTTACAAAGGGGGGCTTATCCCCTCCCTTTTGTATACTCGCACCCAGCCCCTAGATACCCCCGCCAAGGGGTCTAGGATGCCCTAGGAAGCCTTTTGAGCCCGGGGACGATAGAAGACCCGCACCAGCACCGCACCCAGCACCGCAAAGGACCCGACCGCCAACGCCCACCCGAAGTCCCGGATGGTCTGGAGGGCCAGCGTGGCCGTCGATAGTTGGCGCTCTAGGTTCGCGTCGTCGCTCTTCAGGTCCTTGCCCCCGTCTACGATGATCAGGGCCATGGTCTGGGAATTGCCGAAGGCCGACAGGACAGTCTCGCAGATCCACGCCGAGCCCAGGGCCGACACCCCCGACGCAAAGGTCAATAGCACCACCGCCCACAGCAGGTTAGTGTCAGCGCTTCCGCTTGGCTGGTCGTTTTGCATTGGTCTTTTCCTTCTTCGGTTTGCCCACGATGCCGGCCTGCGTGGCCTGCAGCTTCTTCTTCGCGGTGTCCTCCGCCCACGCCACGATCTGCAGGGCCATGTAACCGGACAGGCCGTTCAAGGCCCAGAGCATCTTCTTGTTTGAGATGTACTCCTCCAGGGCAAACCCCGAGAGGATGGCCACGGCGCAGGCAACGATGAGGTGGCCGATGACGCGGCCGATGCTCAGCTTCTCATCGGTGAGGATAATCTTCACAGTCATGCCCATCATGCCCAGGAGACCGGCGATGCCGGCCTGCTTCATTTCGGGCCCGATGTCGTCGGGGTTGATGGGGGCGGCGCTCATGAGATGCGGACCGGGGTGGTGTGCTTGCCCTGCAGCACGCGGCGGTAGTTCTCCTGCCAGAGGACGGACGACACCACTTTGCCGGCGCGGTCCACTTCCTTCTCGCTCATCTCGGGGAAGGCGAGGTGCAGACTTTCATGGGCGAGGGTCTCGAGCTCACGCCGGGGCGAGAGCCTGGGGTCAATCTCGATGACCGGGTGGGCGGGGTCGGTGGTGGCCTGTCCCCAGGCACGCTCTTTTCCGAGCGGGCGCCAAATGACCTTAACCTTGGGTTTCTTGCGGGGCATCGGGGCAGGGGCGTTTGCGGAAGTGTAGCCACACGAGGGCCACGACCAGGAGCACGAGCCCACCCACCCCGGGCAGGAAGTAAGGGGAGGCGAACAGGTAAGGCAGTCCGCCAATGCCGGCGCCGACGAGGAAGGCCACGCTGGCCCGCAGGTACTGGCCGAGGAGCCCCATAGCCAGGGCCGCGAGGAAGCAGATGCCAGCCCCGACGGCGAAGGCGTTGCGGATGCCCTCGGTACGGACGGACTCGACCTCGGCCTTGAGCGCCGTGATCTGCTTGTTGGCGTTGTCGAGCGCGGCCTTGTTCTTCTGGGCGTCGGCCTCGGCCTTGGCAAAGTTGGCGTCGATGACCGCCAGCAGTTTCCGGCCAGCGTCCTCGGCCCGCTTGTACTCCTCAGGGTTGGCCCGGGCGACGCGGTTGCGGACGTAGTCGAGCGTCTGGGCGTCGGGCTTGGGAAGGTAGGCCAGCGCCACCCCCGTCTCGGCCTTGACGACGTCAGGCTTGTCGGCGTTCTCGCGGGCGACTGTTACGGCGGCGGCAACCCGCTGGTCAGACTTGTCGATCTGCGTGCCCAAGGTGCCGAGGTCGGCGGAAGGCGTCCCCGTGCCGTTCGTATCCTGGGCAGGCGTGCAGGCCACGAGGGCCAGCAGGGTCATGACCAAAATACGATACATCGTAAAATGGTTATTTCCCTTTGAGCGCGTCGAGCAGCTTGCGACCTTCGGCCTCGCTGGCCTTCAGGCGGTCGGCGTGCTTGCGGGCCACGAGCAGGCCGCAGACGAAGCCGCCCAGGAGGGCGAGCGTGATGGAGATGAGGTAGAGCATAGGGTTTAAAGTCGGGAGAGAAGGGCGGCCAGTTGGGCCTCGAGCTCGGCGATCCGCTCGGCGTCGGTCTTGGGAGGCGGGGTCGGGTTGTAAATCATTTCGCAAACGCTGGCAAAGGTATGCTCCGTTGTAGAGTAAACGCAAAGCCCGTCCGCCCGCTTCCAGCAGACAGGGTCGGACTCGATGCGCTCCCACTCGTTTCCTTGTTCGTCGATGTAGGCCATAGGTCAGAGGGTGGTGATTACGAGGCAGTAGCCAGGGGCGCCATTGCCGCCAGCGCCAGAAGGGAAGTTGACGTCACTGCACCCGCCGCCACCGCCGCCGCCACCGGGGGCTCCACCTACTCCACCCGTGCCGCCGTTGGTCGCCGTGCGATAGAACCCGCCGCCGCCGCCCGTGCCGCCATAGCCCCAAGCATAAGTGTCGGTCCCCGGAGTTGCTTGCGTGGAGGTGGTGCCATTTCCGCCCGTGCCGCCAAGCACGACGGCGCCCGTCCCGCTGACATTGCCAGTTGACGCCAACTTACCGCCGCCGGTGCCGCCGTTCACGGGGGTAACGACGCCTGCGCTTTGACCAGCGCCACCGCCGCCCCCTTGCCCAGGCATGCCTTGGTTACCGCTTGCATTACTTCCGTTTGCTCCTCCGTTTGCGGCGGCAGCACCAATCAAACCAGTCACACCAAAAAGGCAAACCCCGGTACCAGTGCCGCCAATACCACCGGAGCCGAGCGTTCCACCCGTGCCGCCATAGCCACCGCATCCTCGAAGGTAGGGACCGAAAGTGGTCTGGCCTCCACCGGAAGCTGCACTGCCGCTTCCCGCAGGAGTTGCGGGACGGGCGGCACCAGCGGTACCGCCAACGCCGACAACCACAGTGACAGTAGCAGGAAGGTCGGCCGCGTTCATCCAAGTCTGCGTACTCGCACCAGGACTTCCAGCGCCGCCGCCAAACCTATTGCCCCCGGTCACGTTGTTGGCACCAGATCCACCGCCGCCGCCGCCGCCGACCACTAAGACGAACACGGCTTTTGCTCCTGCGGGCTTAGTCCATGTAAAAGTACCAGCGGTCTTGTAAGCCTGTACGTCGCTGCCACCGCCGCCCGCCGTGGCCCATTGCAAATCCCACGAGGTCGCGCTTACCTTGGAAAGCACCTGGCCCGTCGTGCCGCCAGAGGGGACCAGCTTAGTGGCCGGCTCTACCGCCGCAGTCCCAAGGCCGAGATTGGTCCGGGCTGTCGAGGCCGTGGCAGTTAGTTCGGAAAGATTGTTCGCCGTGGCGAGCTTTGCGTCGAGACTTCCTTGGAGGTCTACCTGCGAGCTCAAAGTCCCGGTGATGCTTCCCCAAGCCGTCGAGGTCACAGGGGTCACGCCGCCCACGTTGACCACCCAAGCCGCATACGTTCCCGAGCCCGTGTGGTGGTTAACGTCCACAGTCATCACACCCGTGCCGGAGTTGTACGTCAGCACCTCGCCGTGCATATGGTGCGCCGCGTCGTAGGAGATTGTCACGTTCTGCGTCGGCGTGTACGACAGCCCCGTCCCCACAGTCAGGGTCTTGTTGGCGTTGTTAATCGTCAGCGACGTCGTCGAGGTCGTCAGGTAGCGGTCACCCGGGACGATGGTCGCCCAGGTAGTGTCGTAATCCGTCCCACTCGCCTTAACCAAGGCTTGGGCCGTACTGCCGCCAGTAGCTACGCCAGGGCCGACAGGGCCAGTAGCGCCAGTTGCGCCCGTCGCACCAACGTCCCCGCGAGGGATAGTGAAGTCGAAGACGGCCGCCGAAGAGGTGCCGCTGTTGGCCACGCTGGCCGACGATCCTGCCGCACCCGTGGACGTGCTGCCCACCGCGATGGTCGCCGCCGTGCCAGTAGCGCCAGTCGCCCCCGTCGCACCAGTCAGGCCGGAGGGGATGCCGAAGTTGAAGACCGCCGCCGAGGTAGTCCCCGCGTTGACCACAGTGGCCGCCGCCCCAGGGGATAGGGTCGTGGTCGTGCCGACGGCGATGGTGGCCGCAGGGCCTTGAGCCCCCGGGGTTCCCAGCTCGACGGAGAGGACCGCCGGAGCCGTGGCCAGCACCGAGAGGGCCAGCGAGCTGTCGGTCCCCTCGACCTCCACAGTCAGGGAGCCCAGAACCAGCGAAGAGACGGAGATGGAGGACATGGCTTAGTTCGTCACCTGGTCGATGACAGTCAGTCGGAAGGTGTCGGAGAAGAAGGTCGTGCCGCCGTAGACGAACTTGATGTCGCTGCGGGCGCTGCCGATGGCAAAGCCTGACGTGGTCGAGGCCGGCAGGGAGGCCACAAAGGACAGGCCGTTGACCGCCATGGTGATCGTGCAGGGGTAGACCACCCCCACGGCGTCGATGATGTCCGACGTGACAGTCGTGGACAGCAGGTTCGCGGGGCCGCCGGCCGCCGGGGTGTAGGTCACAGTCCCCGAGTAGGTCGTGCCGCGCTTGAAGGTCACAGTGGTGCTCATCGTTTAGAGGTCGTTGATGACAGTGCAGGGGGTGAGCAGGAAGGTCTGCACCTCGCCCGCGACTTCGATGGAGAACTCCAGGGTGGCCTCGACGGAAGCGTTGGAGCCCAGCAGGGTGGCCACGCCAGCGGTGGTCATGTCCAGCTGCATGACTACGGAGCCGAAGGGCACCATGCTAGTGTTGTCTAAGGTCAAAGTAATTGCCGCGCCGCCAATGTTACTGTTGTCAAAAGAGATGTCCCACGCAAACCGACTAAACTGCGTTACAGTTACAGTGCTAGCCGTATAACTGCCGCCCCAACCAGCGATGATCGCGTCGCGGATGTTGGCCGCCGTCGCAAAGACAGAGATGGGCGCGGTGTTGTCCGACCCATTATAAATGCTAAAGCTGCCACCCAGCGGGTCGGGCTCGACGACGACCCGATTGATTTGCCAGTTGGTGCCGGTGAAGGGGGTGGTGATGGCCGTGGCCGCGCTCGGGCCGGCAGGGGTGACGGCCGTGGTCGTCGAGGTGGCCACCGCCGTGGTCGTGCCAATCTTGAGCGCATAGGTCGCGCTGCCGGGCCAAGGGACGATGACGAAGGGGTTGCCCTGTAGGCCAGTCTGTCGGACCAGGTTAATCTCTACCGGGCACTGATCGCCCTGAATGAAGAAGGGCTGGGACGAGACGTTGAAGGTACCGAACTGGCTGTAGGACCTGTTCAGGTCAATGTCTACAAAGAGGCGGTTGGTGGTGATGAGGGCCATGGGCTTCTACCCTTGCCCGGCGGTCAAGGCGGGGGGGAGACTGCCGTGATATTCCAAGTGACGATAGGGTTTCCGCTGTTAGTAACCACAGTAGTGGTCCCTCCACCATAGACGCCTACGGAAAGATACTCTGTCCCGTCCACGTACTGAATGTCTTGGGTTGGTGGGACGTAACTTGCGGATGAAACGTCGGGGTCGTTGGCCGATGTAAACGTGTATAGGAACGTCTGGTCGTAAGGAGTCGGAGAACCTCCGTTTGTCACTTGCGTGGCAGGGGCGTCCAACGTGTAAGTGACGCCTGTCCACTTCTTGTTGATGACGTCATCCTGCGAGACGTTGACCTGAAACTGAGGGGTGAAAAAGATTTCATAATCACTTCCGCTGGTGACTGTGCGCGAACTATAACCCCAGTACGTGATGATGGCATACCCGCTGAACGTGGCCGTGCCGGACGCATCGATTGGGCCATACCCGTCCACGATGTAGCCGATGCCCCCGGGGATAATCTCCATATTAGTCATCGACGGGAAGTCAGCATTGATGCCGACATCGCCCAGTTGAAACGGCAGCTTGCCGTCCCTCATCGGACGGGTGCTCTCAATCATACGCGGTAGAAGAAGTAAGAGGCCGACCCCGGCTCCGTGTACTTGTGCCGCTCCGCCCACAGGCTGCCGCTGACCGATTGGTTCAGCGCAACATTGAAGCCGCCGCCAGGGGCCGCAGTCACAGTCAGGATGGCCAGGGCAATGTAGCCCTCGGTGTCCGTATCCGTGGTCGGGTAGGGCTCGATGACGATCTCGGAGTCAATCTTCGGGAAGGAGGCCGGGGCCGGGTCGGCGTTGCACTGAATTGCCACGACATACAGGCCAGCCGCCGGAGGCACTACCAGAGGGGTCAGAGTCGGGTCATTCATTAGCGTGCCGTCGATGTACGGGATGACCCCGTTGACCATGCCAGGCACGATCCTGACGATGTTATCCCCGGCGAGCTTCCCCTTGGTGACTGTGAAAGGACTTGCAGCTGGGGTCGGCGCCACGTCGTCGATGACCAAGGACATCCCGCCCGTGCCGTTCGTAAACGTGTACCCGACCCCGGGCCCAAGCATCGGCCTGTTCATGTACATGGCGGGACTTAGGTGGCCGGGCTGTAAACCTTGGGATTGAACCCGTAGGCGAAGTAACGGACTGTGTAGCTGATCTTGTAGACCAGGCCGAACTCCTCGAAGTTTACGGAGTCGAGAAAGAGCTGGTGCCAGTTGCCAGCGGCGCCGCCAGGGGAACCGATGACCCACTCGGCCGTCTTCTTGTAGACCAACTGCAGGCCCGCGAAGGTGCCGTCCTTGCTCGTCTTGCCGATGTTATCTACCACGCTTTGAACAGTGGTGAAGCTGCTCACGTAAACGATGCCAGAAAAGCCAAGGGTCGGGGCGAGGTAGGCCCGCAGGTTGATGGTGCCGGCGGTCTTGCTGTCGTCGTTATGCGGGAAGCCAGTGAACTTGCCGGCCCCGTCGAAGGTAGCCCCGTTGATGGGCGCCGCAGGGGTGCCGCCAATAGCGGACTCAAAAGAGATGTGCGTGTCGATGGCCTCCTGCTGGGTCACGCCCACGCCCGAGACGATGGGGGTCGTGCTCTCGCCCTGGGCGAAGCCGATGTAGTCCGCGTTGATTGTGCCGAGGTCGTTCTGGTCCCGCGTCCACATAACCTTCCACGCTTTAAGTCGAGTGTCCTTCGGATGAGGGTCGCCCTTCTTCGGGGCGTTGGTCTCGACGCGGGTCTGGTCGATGCGATAGGTCAGGCGACTGGTCAATAGGCCGTAGCCGTCGTTCTCGATGGTGTAACCAGCCTGCAGTTTTGGCTGGGTCAGGGCGTTGCCTTTGTTCTTGTAGGCCATTAGAGTCGGAAGGAGTCGCGGGTCTGGTTCGAGGACGGCGTCTCAATCTTGCCGTTGATGGTATTAACCAGCGATCGAATGTCCTGAAAGATTTGGTCCGCCGGCGTCGTCGGTGACGTCGTGCCCGGAAGCATGGGGGTGGTCCCAGCCATGGCGCCAATGGGCTGGTTCATGCTGCCGCCGGCGCGGGCGTTTGCGTAGCCGCCACCCAGGGCCTGCATCGTCGTCGCGCCGAACTGCTGGAACTGGGGCTTGGACTGGACGTCGGCGGCCTGCTTGCGAAGATCCAAGAGTCTTTTGGCGTCTTCGATTACTTTCTCGGTTAGCGCCTTAGCCTGGGCCCCAGCCTCCGGGACGTTCTTGGCAACACCCGTTGCCCAATCTTTGTAGAACTGCACCAGCTCGCCGCCAGTCTCGAGCTCCTTCTTCATCTGCTCGTTGGACTTGTTCTGCACCTTGCCCGTGGCCAACAGGGATTTGGCCAGCATCTCGGATGCTTTCGCGTCTTCAATCTTGGCAGCCGTCGTGCTGTTAAGCGTCTCGGTCATTAGGTTCTGGCGACTGATAGAAGTCGTCATATCCTGCAACCATTTGAAAGTAACCATGCCGCCATAGGCGAGGTCGTCCTTGAAGTTATTCCAGTAGATGCGGGTCTGCTCCGCACTTTCACCAAGCTCGTCGGTGGCGTTGCTGGCTCCGGCCATGTTCTTCTTCATCTCGGCGGAGCCGGCGCTCAGGGCGTTGGCCAGCTCGGGGCCGGTCTTCTTGCCGAGGATGGTCAGGACGATGTTGTTGCGCTCGGCCTCGGAGCGGGCGGCCTTGGTTGCGTCGGCCAGTCGCATGAAGAGGTCCACCACGTCGATGGCTCCCTTGCTGATCTGGTCCTGCGTGTAGCCCAAGTCCTTGAGCGCCTTGGTCTGGCTCTCCGCCCCGCCCTGGGCTTCGGCCAGCACAATGGACATCTCCTTGACGGCCTTGGCCGTGGTCTCCTCAGAGATGCCAGCATCCTCTAGGGCCTCGGAAAGTTTAAAGAACTCGGAGAAGGGCACCCCTAGTTTGCGGGCCCGGGCGTTGGCGTCGGCATACTTGTCGATGCTTCCCGTGATTAGGTTCATGCCCTTGTCGAAGAGGACCATCGGGGCGACGGCGCCCATGACGCGACTGCCAATCTCTCCGGCGAACTTTGACGCGGCCCGCTGGGCACGGCCGAAGACCACGTCGGCGTTGCTCTTAGCGTTGAGCTCTACTTCAAGTTTGCGGGCCATGGGATGCTTCTACCCTTGCGACTTGGTCAAGCATCTCCTCCTCCTCAGTCGTCAGCACCTTGATGCCAGTCCCCGGCTCGTTGGCCATGAAGCCCGTGCTCATCCAAATGGCCTGAGCCTCAGGCATATTCCACGCCCGGTCTTCGGGCACCCCGTGTTTGACCAGGTTGCAGACCACTGACATGATCCAAGGCATGCCCGTCGCGTTGCCGCCGCTCTGCTTGGACTCCCAGAACTTCGGCCAGTTGGCGCTGCCCGCGTAGAGCAGGAACTTCTGCCCCTCGTCGTGCATGTACTTACGGGAGCGGGCCAGCTTCACGCCCTCCCACGTGTCCCGCCAAGTGGGCTCTAGGGACTCCTCGGCGCACACCTTGACGGCGAGGATGAGGTCGGCCGCCGTGATTGCCGGGTCCCCCTCGCGTAGGAAGGGCGAGTCAAGGGCCAGCAGCTGGAGCCGATGCTTGAGGCAAAAGGGGTAAACGAGACGGCCCAGGATACGCACCCGGGCCGGCTCAGTGAACGCCTGAATGAAGCGCCTGTCCAAGCCTTAGGCGTAGGTCGCAATGGACTCCCACTGCTTGGCCTTGATGGACACCGAGACGAAGCCTTTGTTGGTGCCCTTTTCTTCGACGGACTCGATGACGCCCGTGAAGGAGTTAGAGGCGCCGACGTCAGTCTTCACAGTGAAGGTAATGGCCGCACCAATCTCCGGCATGTCGGCCGTCTTGGCGATGCCGTCCACGGAGAGCTCGCGGGTCACGCCGTCGTAGCGGGCCGTGATCGTCAGGCCGCTCTCATCCTGCACAAGGTCGTTCAGCTCGAAAGCCTTGGACAGGGTGTAGGACTGGACGACCAGGTTGGTGACAGTGCCACCGACGCCGTACAAGCAGGTAACGCCTTTGAGGATAGATGCCATGGGTAGTTCTTAACCTTGGGAAGGCGGTCAAGCCGGGAGGACCACCCGGAAGTTATAGGGGATACGACTCCCGAACATGCGGGACTGTCGCTCGTCCTGCACTGGCTCTGGGGTAACGTCGTAGAGGGTGGCGTCCCCGCTCGCGGTAAAGGCGGCCTGCAGGTCGGCCACGCTCTCCCACCCGAGGAAGCCTTCGATCAGGGCGCAGCGGGCCCGGTGCTGTTCCAGGGTGGCCGGCGCGTCGGCCGATGAGTAGACGCAAACCTCGACGGAGCAGTCGAAGTTCCCCAGCCCCTCGGGGAGTTCGCCGGGCGGGGCCGCGTTGTCGCAGATGACGGCCACAGTGGGCAGGTCCTTCAGCGTGGCGGTGTCGCCGGGGTTGATCTGCAGGCCGGCCAGTTCGGCCTTCCCCTGGAGGTAGGAGACCACGACGGCCTCGCAGATATGTCGGATGCTTTTAGTGCCCATAGTTGTTAGCTGTTAAACTTGTCGATGCCGTACTTAAGCAAAGCGTCGGCGCGCTTAAAGATTTTGCCAGTCCGGACGGCCATAACTTTTTCTAGCGTTTTGGCATCAGTGGACACCCCGTCATTGTCGCCGATGCTGTTGCCGATGGTAAGGCCAAAGTTAGCGGTGGAAGGCTGGCCACGGAAGGACGTGTACCCGTTGCCGGCGCGGTTCTTCGTGACCCACGCGGGGACGCCCTTGATGCCGTAGGTCTTCTGGATGCCCGGCGTCTCAGGCTTGGGCAGGGTCATAATCACGTCCAGCCAGCCAGCCTTAAGGCGGCCGACCTTTTGTTGCTGTAGTTTAATGTATGCTTTCAGCGCTGCCGCGTCGGCCATCTGCCGAAGCTCAGGTCGTACCCCGTAGCCGTTCTTCCGGATGCGTCCGTTGGCATTATTTTTAACGCTCTCGTGGTGACTTCCAATTGACGATAGCACGACCTGCCTAGCCTTGGCGGCCTCGCCTGCCACGAAGCGTCCACCAGCACCGCGCTTAACCCCTTGATTTTTAGGTGCAGCGGCCTGACCAGCCTGGGCATCAAAGGCGGCGCGATAGCGATTAGCAAATTGGCGGAAAGCACGTTCAGGGTCTGGGTCATCGAGCACCCCTCGGAAGATGCCCTTGGCGTTTTTGTTTGATACCCCATCCTTGCGGGCCTTTTCAAACAAAGACTTGTCGCCGGACGCCACCGCCGCACCCATCAGCGAGAAGGCGCTGCGCCCCTCAGGATCGGCATTTGATTTGAAGATGCTCATGATGTCTTTCTCCACTGCGTTCTTGCCAGCGACCTCGGCGGACTTGGTCAAACCTTTGCCACCCCCTTTGACCAGGGGCGGGGTGAATACCATCAGCTCGCGGCAGGTCAGGGCGGCCTCCTCGATCAGGACGTCCCGCATGCACTTGCCCGAGAATAGCCGGTACTCGTTCAGCGCCTGGGTATACTCGGCAAAACCTTTCAGCTTTGCTGGCTCAAAGGTGCTCACTGGGTGTCAGTGGTCAGCTGCAGGATGACCCATGCCGACCCGGGCTTGTGGCTGACTGCCACGATACGCACCCCTACGTTGGCCACAGAGGCGGTTTTACCGATGGCGAGGGTAGACACCGCCACCCCACCGCTCAAAGCCGCCACAGAGCCACCTACGCGGCCGTCCGATGCGGTCCACGCGGAGGGCGCGGCGGCCACCTTGGCCGTAAAGGAGGTCTGCTCTAGGAAGCCCCCAGCCTGCAGGGCCTGCGTGACCGAGGGGTCCGTGACCATGGCAAGGAACGTGTTGCTGGCGGAGTCGGTGAACGTGATCCCGAAGTCGGCCAGCATCAGCTGCGCGTCGTCGAGGAAGGTGCCGTCGGCATAGAGGCTCATTGTCTTAACCTTGGGATGAGGTCAAAAAAAAGGGGCCCCCGTTAGGAGGCCCCAGTCTTTCACTAAGCCGGTTAGGCTTAGGCGCTCTTGATGCGCTTGAGGTTCGAGCGGCCCTTGGCGACACCGAAGCGGATGGCAGCGGTGAGGTAGAGGATGCCGCCCGTGTACTCGGACTCGACCATGACGGACAGGCCGCCAGAGGTGGCCGTGCCGGAGTTCGGCGAGATGGACCAGACCGAGCCGGTGCCGATGCAGATGGCGTCCTTGGCGGCCGCGAAGCCGACGAGGTTCTCAGCGTTAGCCGAGAGGCCGGCGAACTGCATGACCTGCAGGGTGCCGATCTGGCCGACGATGCCGGTGCGGACGACGCTGTTGTTGCCCTGGGCGTTGAAGGCCGAGGTCAGCTTGGCGTCCTTGCGGAGCGCGCCGATGTAGGAGGAGTTCAGCACGAGGCCGCGCTGCTCAGGGGCGAGCAGGTCGTCGAGGGCGGTGTCGAGGTCGACCACGTCGTTGTAGTCGAAGTCGACGGCAGCGATGACGATGTTGCTGGAGTAGTTCGCGTTGGTCACGAGAGCGTTGACGGCCGCGTTGGCCTTCTTGACGATCTTGGCGACCGCTTCTTCGCGGAAGGCGTTGATGACACCCTCGGCACCCCAGGCGGCGAGCTCGGAAGCGTCGAACGAACGGGTGGCGTGGTAGTGGATGAGGTTCACCGAAGCCTTGGTGATGTCGGCGTCACCGGTCTGGTGATAGCCGCCGGAAGCCTTGTCGAAGGTGATAGCGTCGTCGCCGGCCACGAAGGGCACGTCGATGGTGATGCCGCGGTCCTCGGTGCTCTGCGCGAGAGTCGTGAACATGTCGAGGACGGGGAGCCGCGGGCGCAGGTCGGCGACGATGATGTCAGCGAGTGCGGCCGGGGCGATGTCGAAACCAGAATTAGCCATGGTAGTGTATTAGTATTTAGGGATGAATTAGGGGGAAAGTTTACTTGAGGCGGCCGAAGAGGATGGCGGCCTTGTGCTTCTGCAGGAAGGCCACGCGCTCGGAGCCGGGCTTCATCGCGGCGTATTGCTCGCGGAGCTGCTCGACAGTGACGGCCGGGGCCTGCGCCTGTTCGGCGGCCACGGGGGTCGTGCCAGTGGAGGCGACGATCTCGGCGGCCTGCTTGGCGGCGGAGACGTGGGTCAGTTCCAGGGCCGCGACCTTCTCAGCCAGGGCGGAGACTTCGGCGGTCAGTTCGCCGATGCGGGCATCCTTGGCGACGACGGCAGCCTGGGCGGCGGTCAGTTCGTCAGCGGCGCCAACAGTCAGCTTCTCGACAGTGGCACGGAGGTCGTCGCGCTCAGTCGTGAGGGCGAGGGCGACAGTGCGCAGCTCGGAGAGTTCAGCCTCGGGAGTCAGTTTGCTCATGTGTTCTTAAACTTGGAGAAGCGGTCAAAGGTCAGAAGGCGGCGAGGGCTTCCTCGAAGGAGTCGGCCAGCCCGGTGACGAGCCCAAGGCGCACGGCCTCGCGGCCCGAGAAGGTGCCGCCAGTGAAGGCGTCCTGCGAGACGTTGACGCGGGTGGCCTTGACGGACTGCTGGAAGTCTTCGGCGATGCCGTCAACCTGGCGTTGGAGGTCGGCCACTTGGGCCTCGGTGAGGGACGTGCCCTCGATGCCGGCGCCCTTGAGAGGGGACTGGCTGGACTTGATGACCACCATGCGCACGCCAGCGTCGGCGTAAGCCTTGGAGTAGTCGGGCACGACCATGTACACGCCCACGCTCCCGATCGAGCCCGAGGGCATGGCGGTGAACTTATCGGCGGCGGCGGCCAGCCACAGGGCGGCCGAGTTCGCTTCTTCGCCGTAGGCCATCGTGGGCTTCTTCATGCGGCGGATCTTGGCGGCCAGCTCAGGTACGCCGGCGACAGTGCCGCCCGGGGAGTTAACGCGGAAGGCAATCTTCTTGACGGCCGGGTCGGCCTCCATCGCGTCGATGGCCTTGGAGATGGCCAGCACGTCAGAAGCGCCTAGCATGCCCTCTAGGGGCGAGATGCCGCGACCAATGGGTCCGTCGATAGGGATGACACCCTTGCCGTCGGGGGTTACGTAAGCCTCCGGGCGGGCGCCCAAGAGCTTAGACAGCACGTCACTGAAGCCGTACTTGTCCAGGCGGGCGGCGTAGTCGGCGGCCTTGGTCGGGTCGATCAGAAGAGGCTCAAGGCCCTTGAGGCCGTGGGAGAAGATGAGGCGCATAATCAGGAAAGGTCGTTGGTCTCGTCGTCGGGGACTTCAGGGGTGCCCTGCTCTTCGGGCTTCTCCTCTTCGCCTTCGTCCTCGGCAAACTCGGTGGAGTTGTGCTGCGCCTTCGGGTCCACGTTCAGGAAGGAGCCGGCCGCCAGCATCGCAATCTCGTCCACCGGCAGGCCGTACTTCTCGGCCATGTCGTGGATGAGGCGCATGTTCTGGGCCTTCTGCTCAATCACCTTTTCAAACTTCTTGCCGCGCTTGGCGTAAATCTCGGTGAAGGAAGCAAGGCCGGCACGCAGGTCGTCGCGATCGTTGCGGGCGTCGCGGCCGTTGTCGATGCTCGGGGTGGCCGGCACGCTGAACTCCACGTCCGCCCACTTCGGGTCGTCAGGCAGTTCGCCGTTGGCGATGGCCGTGCCGATGCGCCACTGCCAATCAGGGATCAGGTAGCAGTCGTGAAGCATGCACTGCTTGTCGCCGACGTAGCGGTCAGCCTTGCCCAGCACCATGCGCACCAGGGCGGACCCGGCCTTGCTGCCGTCCGTCACCACTTCGTAGGGTAGGCCACCCGCCGCAATCTGGCGGGAAAGGACAGTGTTAAACATCTCCATGCTCTGGCGCGGGAAGTTAGGCACCACGCTCTTGAGGTCTTCACCAGGCTCGAGCACCAGCAGCTTGCCGCCCATCTGGGAACCGATGCTGCCAAAGTCAGAAGAGGACGTGCCGTTCAGGTCGGCCGCCATGCTGTCGTCGATGCTGCCGCCGTTTTTGGTCAGGACAGAGGGGACGTCGGCCACTTGCTTGGTACAGCGCTTCTCGAGTTCGATGATCTCGGTGAGGTCCTGCATCGAGTTCAGGGCGTGGGCCATCGGGGGCAGGCCGTGGCCGCCAGAGATGCGCTT